GAGAAAAAAGCGACGAGGAACTCAATGAAATGGTGAGAAAGCTGCAAAAGAGATAGTTTTAGGGATCTTAAAAGAGGTGAAAACTATGAAAAATAAAGATTACAAGGTTGCTTTTAACAGGTGCGAGCACTGTGAGTCTGATATGCTTGCTATTGGCAACAGGCGAGGGAATTATCTTGTCCAGTGCGTCCATTGTGGGACGATAACGCATACAAAATTTATTAGAAAAGATAATTTGTCGAAAAGAAAAAAGATGTTGCTATTACACCAACATAAGTATTATTTAGAGGGATAAAGGAGATTGGATTATGAAGGTATTTTTAGGCGGAACTTGCAATAATAGCACATGGAGAGATGAATTAATCCCGATGCTTACAATTGATTACTTCAATCCAGTTGTTGATGACTGGACAGAAGATTCTATGGAAGAAGAGAGGGAGCAAAGAGAACTTTGTGATTTTTGTTTATATACAATTACACCTGAAATGACAGGAGTATATTCAATAGCAGAAGTTGTTGATGATAGTAATAAAAAACCAAGAGAGACAATATTTTGTTTATTGGGTAATGCTGATAACGGATGGACTGAAGGCAAGTACAGATCGTTAAATCAAGTTGGTGAAATGGTAAAAAGAAATGGTGGGAAATATTTCAAGAGTTTAGAAGAAATAGCAAAATATTTAGAAACTGAAAATGAAAGAATTGACTCAATGATTAACGGAATGAAATTTAAAAAGGGCGATAATGTAAAAATAATTAACAAAAAAATTCGTGAATATGGCGAAATGGCTATTATTACAAATGCTTACATTGAAATGAATAGAGAGTGCTACATTATTGATTTTAAAAGCACTTCTAGCTTGATGCTTGTATGGAAGGATGACATAGAAAGGATTCATTAAAAAATGAATAGAGCAGAGAAAAGAAGAAATGACAGGAACAAAAAGAAAAAGCGGTTTTTGACAGATTCAGAAATTGAAGAAATCAAGAAAAAAGCAACAGATGATGCTATCGATACAATATTTGGGATGCTATTTATTTTGCCATTATCTGTATTGAGAGAGCAAGGCTGGGGCAAGGTAAGGCTACAGCGATTTAACGACAGCCTAACGGACAAGCTAAAAGAAGTGGAATCAGGGGAGTTAGATTTAAATAAAGTGATTGACGATATGAGAGATAATTATGGGATTATCTTTAAATCAGAGGAGGAGTAGAAATGAGAATAGATATAAAGCCAAATAAGAATAACATAAAGATAGGAGATATAGTGAATGATATTAGTGGCAATATGTATTTACTTGGGATTGAAGCAGATGATGGATATCTTACTCTAGTAAATTTAGCAGATGGAATATGTGAAGTAACTCCATTTTGCAAAGATGAAATAAATATATTACTAAAAGATGAAGGGCTATTACTAACGGCTAGAGGCGAAGATATAAGAATATCGGATTCAAGAAATATACGTGGCAATTATGATGACATAGCATAGGTGAGTATATGAAATATAACAAGTACGGAAATAAGAAAGTTGAAATAGATGGGATAAAGTTCGATTCAAGAAAAGAAGCTAATAGATATGCTGAATTGAAGCTACTAGAAAGATGCAGAGATATAACTGATTTAGAGTTGCAGCCTAGATTCTTACTTCAAGATAAATTCAAACATAATGGTAAAGCTATTAGAAAGGTTGAGTACGTAGCAGATTTTATGTATAAAAGAGATGGTGAAATTTACGTTGAAGATGTTAAGGGAATGAAAACAGATGTGTATTCGCTGAAAAAGAAATTGTTTCTAAAAAAATATAGTGAATATATATTTAAAGAAATATAAGGAGTAAATATATGAATAATGTAGTTTTGGTTGGAAGAACAACAAAAGAACCTGAACTTAAATATATACCAGGTTCAGGCACACCAGTAGCGAGTTTTACGATAGCTATTGATAGAGATTATAAAAACAAAGATGGCTCTACTACTACTGATTTTATACCAGTTGAGATAATGGGAAAATCAGGAGAATATGCAGCGAATTATATAACTAAAGGAACTCTAGTAGGGGTTCAGGGATCAATTAGAGTAGATAAATATGAAACTCCTAATGGAGAGAAAAGAAGCTTTACAAAGGTAGCAGGTATGTATGTTCAGAAACTAGAGAAACGTAGCGAGAATGAAGACGGTAACGGAGGAAATACAGGAAACAATCAAGCACAGTATTCAGCTGTAGATGATGACGTACCATTTTAGGAGGTATTAATAATGCCAATAGTGACATTAAGAGGATTAACAGAACAATATAACATTTCGATGCATACGTTAAAAGCTCTTAGAGAAAAAGGCAAACTTAAACTAGGATACGGTGTAAGTGGAAAGGGAATTACGTGTAGCAAAGAAGAACTACTTGAAATAGATAATACACTTAAATTATTCAGAAAGAACTCAATAAAGGAATTAAAAGAGTATGTAGAAGATACACAGAGTAACATTCTTAAATACTTAAAAAGTGGAGAAATAAACTGTGGCATAAATGTGTGTGGTGTTTGGTCTTTTTCAGATGGAGATATGGAAGTTATGAGGCTCTATGTAAGAGAGAGGCAGAAAGAAAGAGCTAAGAAACACGGAAAAAGAAAAGATGAACAAATAAATACGGCAAATCAATTGAAGTATAAGGACTTAGAAATAGGCAAAAAATATAATATAAGAACTATTACTTACAATGGAAGAGATAAGAACTACACATCAGAAGGAACAAAGAAGTTGGTAGGGATATACAAGCACCATTTATTATTTGAAACAACAATAGCAGGTAGACCAATAAGGGAAAGTTATTCAAATAATAGAAGATTATTAGAAATAAGGTAGGAGTGATGATTAAAAAGCAGAAACTGAAAGAACTTGTCGGACAAGAACCCATAATGGAAGAATGTGTAAGAAATAGAGCGAGGGCAAAAAGGAGTGAGTCTGCAACTTTAGGAGTGCGAAAAATGGAAAAAGAAGATATAAAAAAGATTGAAGATACCATTAAAGAATACAAAGGAATGGAAAGGTTAATAAATCATTATGAATTAGATATTATGGAATTAGAACACAATGTTCAAGGCTATAAGTCAGAATCATTATATGCTGGCGAATTATTTAAAAAAGATAAAAAATATAGCACAGTAGAAAATGAAATCATAAGAAAAGAAAGGAAGTTAGAAGAGCTAAGAAGAGATAAAAAGCTATTAGAGATATCTAAAAAAAGAATGGACCTAATAATAAATAAACTTACAGAACAAGAAAAAAAAGTGTTTGAAGCAGAATTTAGTCCAAAAGGATATATCACTAAACGTGAAAAAATATATAGGTTGAACTTTGGCAAAGATACATATTACAAACATAGAAAAAATATGCTAGAGAAATTATATGAAGAATTAGATTTACATATATGGAATAGAGATATATAAAAAATAAGGTAGGTGAAAAGATGGCTGAAATCAAGGATGAAGAATATGAAATAGTGAAAAAGTGGCTGTATGATTATAAAGGATTAGAATCAGACATTAAACAATATGACCTACAAATTGAAGAAATAAAAAACGATATAACTGGATGCAGTGGTATATCATATGAGGGAGAAAAGTTAGCTCCTACTTATAATATAAGTAAGACAGTAGAAAATGAAGTATTAGATCGTGAGAAAAGAATTGAAGAAGTTGAGGCGAAGAAAAGAAAGATGATAATACATAAAAAGAAAATGGATATAGCAATTAACAATCTTGACTCAGACCAAAAGATATTGTTTGATTATGAATTTAAAAAAACAGAAGGAAAGCTAAGTATAGATGTAATTTCAAATAGAATGGGAATAAGCAATAGTACTTTTTATTCAATAAAGAATAGTATTATACTAAGCGTTATTAATAGCTTAAACCCTGACAGAACTCTTAGATTTATAGAAAAACAGTTCAAAATGCTCTAGAGTAAGATTTTCAGAATAAAATCACAGGAATTCTGGGGATATTAAGTAAAAAATGGTGCTATAATGGTATTATGGAAAAACTGAAAAGCCAGTTTTCCTCCGAATATATTTTAATTAATGCGTTTCATTAATGGGAGAGGGCTAGCTATGGCTCTCTCAAATTAAGTCTTCATATGTTCCTCCTAGGAATATTTTATATTAGAGAACTTATTAATTTAGGTTCTCTTTTTTATATGATTTAACTATGGAGGTTGCAGAGATTGTTTTCCTTTGGTATGATATATTTATAAAAATAAAACATAATTGGGGGACGTGTTTGTGATTAACTGGCATAATATATATAATGATTTCATAATTCAATTAAAGAACATCGAAAACATGTATTTAAATAGTGAAACAAAATTAGAGATAGAACAAGTATTATCAAAGGATGTAAAACAGAAACGTTCGATAGGAGACGCTCTTTATTATGAAGTTTCACCTATTATTTATAGAATTTTGCTAGAAAGTAGAGAGCATGATTCTAAGGAGAAATCTGGGGAAATAACGAAATTATATGAAATGACTGATAAGTTGATGGAAGCTAGCCAGTATAGTAAATTTATATATGAAAATTTTGAGATAAAAAATGACGAAGTAATAATTAAAAATGATAATGAGGCGGCAATTAAATTCTTTACAAACTGTTTTGCAGAATCTAATGTGTTAGGGGAGATTTTGCATAAAGAAAAACTTAAGAATATAAATGTATTAGTTAACTTATGCATAATTTTTGAAAATATGTGCTCTAAACTATTGAAAACATATTATTTGAATGGTAATGACGTGAATTTAATTGAAAATAAAAGCCTATCGTTTAAAGAATTGAAAAAATTTGATGATATAGAAGAATCAAGAGTATTTTTAGTAGATTCCGAATTAGATCGAATGTTTAGGGAATCTTTTGTAAAATGGTATAATGAAATTAAAAAGGTTACAAATATAGAAAGTAAGATAAAAAAGATAGATGATGAAAAAATAGAAAGCATAAATGAATTATACCAAAGACGAAATTTATTAGTGCATGCTGATGGAATAGTAAATAGCCACTATATAAAAAATGTGGATTTTAGGTATGTTAAAGAAATAAAAAAAGGAATTGATATAAATCATTACAATAATAAAGAATATTTGCTTGAGAAGATGAAGACTATAGAAGAAGTTGGTACATATATATTTTGTGCTTTTCTTATGTCTATAGAAAAAGATAAAAGTGATATTTTTAATATAATAAATAAGGAACTCCTAAAAAACATAAAAAGGAATAATAATGCGATTCCTGAAATATATAAGAATATTAGAAATGATAAAAAATATGATGAATTTGATAAAATGTTGGCAGAAATAAACTATTATCTATTTTTTAAGGTAAATAATAAATATAGCGAAGTAGAAGAAGAGTTAGAAAAATATAATGTTCGAGGAAAAGGTGATGAATTCAAGATAGCTAAAAAAATATTACAAAATTCAGATGATTGTGTGGAAACAACTATTAAATATTTAGAAAAATTGGATACGAATGAATTCTTTGGTACAATTTCTTGGCCTTTGATGAAAGTATTAGAAAATAAAAGAGAGTACAATATCTATTGCAATAAAAGAATAAACAAAGAAATTGGAATTGAAGAGAATACAGTTTTAATTACGTCTGCATTGGATAATACAAGTATATAGCAAATTATTATGATAAGGAGGAATAAGTAATGTTAAATAATAAAAAAAATTATAAAGAGAGAACAATCAGAGAAATAATAGAAGGAATGAAGAGAGTCAATTAAGGCTCTTTTTCATTGCAATAAACCGCCCACCTACCATTAGTAGACGGGGTAATAGATTGCGTTGATACTAAAATATCAACGCGATTGGGTAATAAAAAAAGTCAAGAAAAGTCAAGTTTGAGAGGGGGTGCGTAGATGAGTACTAAGATGGAAAAGTGTGTGTTTCTAATGGTTAGAACTAGTTTAACACAAAGAGAAATAGCAGAAGAACTTGACGTAGCAGAAGAAACAGTTTCACGCTGGAAAAATAAGGACAAATTCAAAGAAATGAAGTCGGAAGAAGAAGAGTCTTATTTAGGAGAATTAGTAGCTCCTTCAATCAGAACTATGCACTCTCTTTTAAATGCAGAAAGTGAACATGTTAGATATAGTGTTGCAAGCAATATATTAGATAGAACAGGATATAAACCTACTGAAAAACGAGATGTGAATGTTCAAGCAGATGTAAAACAACAGCATTTAGATCCATTTAAAGAAATGACAAAAGAAGAATTGTTAAAGCTGGCTGGTGCTGATGATGGTTAAAAAAGAAATACAGAAAAGGGCAAAGATTGAACTTGCAAGGCGTGAGTTCTTTTTTTATTGCAACTTAAAAGCACCTAACTTTTACAAAGAAAATAGGCAGTTTCTAGTGGACTTATGCAATGACCTACAAGGGTTTTATGAGCAAGATGAATATGATGTATTGATTATAAATGAACCACCCAGACACGGAAAGTCAAGGACAGCAGGTTGTTTTGTAGAGTGGATACTAGGAGAACATCCTGAAGAAAAGATAATGACAGGGTCGTATAACGAAACACTATCAACTGTTTTCTCTAAGAATGTTAGAAACACAATTCAAGAGGAAAAAGCAGATGAAAGCAGAGTTGTATATACTGATATATTCCCTGATAGAAAAATAAAAAAGGGTGATGGATCAATGAACCTGTGGAGCTTAGAAGGTGGATATAATAACTACCTTGCTACATCACCTACAGGGACAGCAACAGGTTTTGGAGCTTCACTTTTAATTATAGATGACTTAATAAAAAATGCAGAAGAAGCATATAACGAAAATGTAAAAGAAAAACATTGGGATTGGTTTTCTAATACCATGTTATCAAGACTAGAAGAAGGCGGAAAAATAATTATAATAATGACACGTTGGGCTAGTGATGACTTAGCAGGTAGAGCTTTAGAAGAATTTAAGGAGCTTGGATATAAGATTAAACACATTAATATGAAAGCCATGCAAGATGACGGAACAATGTTGTGTGAAGAAATACTTAGCAAAAAATCATTTTTACTTAAAACTAAAGCAATGGGTGAAGATATAGCAAGCGCTAACTATCAGCAAGAGCCTATTGATATAAAGGGTAAATTGTATGAGTTAAAGACTTATAGCGAACTGCCAGAACTGAAATACATATATAACTATACTGATACAGCTGATACTGGAGATGATTACCTATGTAGCATTGATTATGGAGTTAGTCTTGATAATGAGGTGTATATAATTGACGTTTTATACACAAAAGAACCAATGGAAATAACAGAGAAAAAGCAAGCTAAGATGATGCATAAAAATGGTGTAAATAAATCAACTATAGAATCGAATAATGGCGGCAGAACTTACGCTAGAAATGTTGAAAGGATAATGAAAGATGAACTTAAAACTAATAAAACAGTTATAAGGTGGTTTCATCAATCTAAAAACAAGCAAGCAAGGATACTATCTAATTCAAGTTGGGTAAATCAACATATTTATGTGCCTGAAACATGGAGAAATAAGTTTCCAGAATTTGCAAAAGATGTTATCAAGTATCAGAAAGAAGGAAAGAATAAGCATGATGACTGTGCGGATGTACTGACTGGGATAGCAGAAACAGCACTTAAATCATCAGGAGTTAAAGTTCTTAAATCAAAGAGGTATTAAGGAGGTGAGAAGTTGGAATTAAAAGAATTGATAGAGCGAATAAAGAAATACAGAAGTAAAATAGATAAGTTTGCAACAGGCAAAAAATATTACTTAAATAAGTCTGACGTGTTAGACAAAGGCGTTAACGGTGATACAGTAACTAAGATTAAAGATGATATCTTGAGAAATGCTGACAATAGAATAGCACATAACTTCCACCAAATACTTGTAGATGAAAAAGCAAGTTACTTGTTTTCAGATGAGCCTACAATAGATATTAATGATAATAGGGAGAACAACGAAAGCATAAGAGAATATGTGGAAAACCAATTATCAAGAATGCTTAAATCATTATGCATAGAAGCTTCTAATTGTGGTTTAGCATGGTTACATTATTGGGTTAATGATAATGGTCTATTTAGATACGCAAAAGTAAATGCAGAAGAAATAGTGCCGATTTATAATGATGGATTGGGACTTGATAGAAAGCTAGAAGGTGTTATTAGATATTATCAAAGAGAAGATAAAGAAGACAACGAAGAGAAAAAAGTATATTTTATTGAGTATTGGACTGATACTGAAATGGTGAAATATAAGCTTAAAGAGTTAGAAGATAATACTGATATAGAAACTATAAAGATAACTCATACGTTTGGTAAAGTTCCTTTCATTAAGTTTGCAAATAATGAGTTTGAAACAAGTGATTTAGATAAATATAAAAGCTTAGTAGATTTATACGATAGGGTAATGAGTGGTTTTGCTAATGACTTAGAAGATGTACAACAAATATTATATATACTTGAAAATTATGGTGGTGAAGATTTAGATGAGTTCAAGGACAATCTAAAGAGATATAAGGTGCTTAATCTTGATACTGACCCACAAACAGGCAAAGGCGACTTTAAAACTATGCAGATAGAAATACCAGTCGAAGCTAGAAAGGTAATCCTTGAAGAACTTAAAAAACAGATATACGAAAGTGGACAAGGACTACAGCAAGATAGCGAGAAGGTGGGAAATGCTAGTGGAGTAGCTCTTAAGTTTTTTTATAGAAAATTAGATCTAAAAGCAGGACTATTAGAAACTGAATTCATTCCATCTATCGAAGAACTCATAGAACAGATATGTAAATACAAAGGTATAGCTATAAGCAAGATACAGATATATATACATAGAAACAGAATATCAAATGACTTAGAGCTTGCTCAAATAGCACAGCAAAGCGTAGGCATTGTTCCTATGAAGATGATACTAACACATCATCCATTTGTAGAAGACGTGGAAGAAGCAATAAAGCTTCTTGAAGAAGAAAAAAAGAAAGATATACAAACTCAAGCAGAGATAGACTATGAAAAACAGCTTGGCGGTGGTGTAGTTGAAGAATAGCAAATACTGGGCTGACAGAATGAAAGCCTTAGAAGAACATCTACATAAAAACACCACAAGTACTGCTGAAAGAATAAGAAAAATCAATAAAGATTTACAAGTATCTCTACAAAAAGATATGTGGTATTGGTTGATGAAATTTGCTGATAACAATGAGCTCAATTATGCTGAAAGCAAAAAGTTACTCAATAGCGAAGAATTAGCTGAATTTAAATATACTGTAGCAGATTATATTAAAATGGGAAAAGAAAATGCAGTCCATGAGAATTGGCAAAAAGAGTTAATCAATATGAGTAGTAGATATCATATATCAAGGCTACAGGCAATGCAGACAGCTTTAAGAAACTATACAGAAAACTTTGTAGCACTAGAGGAAAAAGAAATAAGCGAGAACATAATAGATAACTTAAAAGAGAGTTATTATAAAAATGCTTATGAGATTGCAAAAGGAACTAATGTAGTTACTGATTTATATATGCTTGATAACAACATGATAAGTCAATTTATCCATAAACCTTGGACACCTGATGGAATAGAGTTTTCAAAAAGAATATGGGGTAAACATAGACCAGAACTTGTTGACTTTTTGGATAAGAAACTTACTCAAGGACTAATAAGAGGAGAACATCCTAAAAAGTTAGTAAGCGAACTTGCAAAGGCCTTTGATGTTAAAAAAGACCATGCTAAAACTCTTTTATATACCGAAACCGCACACTTTCAACAAAAGGCACAGGAGATGTGTTTTAAAGATTTAGAAGTAGAGAAATATCAGATAGTAGCAACACTTGATATAAAAACATCTGATCTATGTAGAAGTCTAGACCATAAGGTATTTGATGAAAAAGACAGACAGGTAGGAATAAATGCTCCACCGTTTCACATACGGTGCAGAACTACTACAGCGCCGTATTTTGACGATATGGAAGATGTTGAAAGAATGGCTAGAGATAAACATGGTAAGAGCGTTAGAGTCAAAGATATGAGCTATAATGAATGGTATGACAAATATGTTAAGAGTGATCCTGAATATCTAGCTAAAGAGAAGGCTTACAAGAATAGATTTTCAGATAGAGAACAACATAGAAAATACAGAAAAATACTAGGTAAAGATATACCTCAAAGCTTTGATAAATACCAAGATTTGAAGTATAATAATAGTAAGGATTGGAAAGATATTAAGCTTAAATATCAGATAAAGACAGAGTATAATTTAAATATCCATGATGGACGTCAAGGAAAGCATATAAAAGGACATAATAACTATGAAGGTAAGAGCTATTTATTAGAAAATATTAATCCTCAAGAGCTTGTAAATAAGTATGCTGGTACTGGAGAGATAAGAAGAAATGCTAATACAGATAAGTGGATGGAAAAACAGTTCTTTTATCATGATAAGCCGATAGGATACGACGTTGATAGTGAAACGAAAGAAAAAAGTTTAACTAAATATTTCTCAATATCATATTCCAAGAGAAAGGGAACTCATATAATGCCAAGAAAGGAGACTAAAAATGATTAGCATAGAAGATATGAAAAAAGCTGAAGGCAAAGATGTGAAAATTATATTCACTGGTGGAAATCAATTTGAAGGTAAATGCACATACTATATGCGACCAGAAGATGAAGACGAAGAGCCAACATTGTTCATAGGAGAAGATAAATTTGCACTTCAATCAGAAATAGAAAGTATAGAAATATTATAAAAAGCGCTTAGACAATTAGAGTTTAGGTGCTTTTTTAATACAAAAAAGGAGATTAGATTATGAAATTAGCAGATGTAGAACTAGATTTTAATTTTAATATTGGAGCCAAGAGAGAGCTTAATTTAAAAATAAACGGAAATAAAATAGAATGCGTAAAAAGCTTACAAATAAACATTCCAGTAGAAGAAGTTCCAACAATGACAGTAGAGTTATATATGGATAGTTTAAATATAGCTAAAACAGATAGTGACTTGGATGTAATTATGGATGCTCTTACAGAAAAGATTAAATAAAGAGTTAAAGTAAATAAGTCCTAGATAAGACTTTAAAAGGTCTATTTTTTATGCAAATATTTTGGTTTACTGATACCTAAAAATCAGACTACAAGGACACAGCAACGTCCTAAAACGCTTATGTAGAAAAGGAGATAAATACCATGAAGAAAGAACAGTTAATAGAATTAGGATTATCACAAGAGCAAATAGAAGGTGTATTTAAACTAAATGGATTAGATGTAGAAGCTGAAAAAGCTAAAAATAAAGAATTAGAAGAACAATTAAAGACATCTAATGACAATTTAAAAGAAAGAGATAAGCAACTTGAAGATTTGAAAAAGGTTAATCCTGATGAATTAAAGGCAACTATTGAAAGTCTAAAAGAAGCTAATAAGCAAAAAGACGAGCAATATGCAAAAGAAATAAAAGAAACTAAGTTTAATAGTGCCTTAGACATGGCTTTGACTGGTGCAAAAGCAAAAAATAACACAGCAGTAAAAGCAATGTTAGGAATTGATTTAGATACAGCAGAGATTGACGAAAATGGAAGCATAAAAGGACTGAATGAAAAAATAGAAGCTCTTAGAGGGACAGATGGATATTTATTTGATACTACAGATAACTCCAGTAGCAATAGTCCATATACTTACACACCTAGCGGAACAGGTGGGAACACAGACGATTTAATAAAATCAGAAATAGAAAATATGTTTAAATAAAAGGAGATATAGATAATGCCAAATATTATAGAATACACAAAATTATACGAAAAGAAATTAGATGAACACATATTACAAGCAATGGTAACAGGTTGGATGGATTCTAACGCAGGACAAGTACAGTACAATGGTGGGAATGAAGTAAAAGTGCCAATCATGACTATTGACGGACTGGCTAATTATGACAGAAGTCAATCAGGCGGATATGTTGGTGGAGATGTCAATTTAAGATATCAAACACTAACAATGACACAGGACAGAGGAAGAAGCTTTACAATTGATGTCAGAGATGTGGACGAAACAGGCGGTGTCTTAATGATAGGCAAGATGATGAAAGAGTTTCAGGGCACACAGGTTGCCCCTGAAATAGACGCATATAGACTATCTAAGTTAGCACAAGTAGCAATGAAACATAAAGATAATAACGAAAGCGGATATACACCAAAGAGTGACGATGTAATCAGAAAAGTAAAAGAAGGAATCAAGAAAATAAGAAAGACTGGCTACAGCGGACAGTTAGTAATCCATATGAATTATGACACATTAAATGAATTTGAAATGGTTAAACCTACAGTAGCAAATACAGTTACATTTACTGTAAATGGTGTAGAAACTAGAGTAAATCAGATAGATGGTTGTCCTATAATACCAACTACTGATAACAAAATGATTACTGAAATAACTTTAAATGACGGAAAAACAGCAGGGCAAGAAGCAGGTGGATTTGCCCCTACAGATAGTGCAGTGCCAATTAACTTTTTGATAGTTGCTCAGACTACGCCACTAGCAATTACTAAGATAGATACAATGAGAATCTTTGATCCAAACACAAACCAAAAAGCAAATGCTTGGTTAGGCGATTACAGAAGACACCATGATTTATGGGTTTTAGAAAACAAAGAAAAAACTATCTACGTAAATACAGGAGTTAAGGCAACAGAACCAGCTAAAGCAAAGTAGCAAGGAGGTAAGCCATGGAGTGGAAAGAGGATATAGAAGCTATAATTAATATATTGAACAAATATTTAAAGTTATATGGAATTGAGGATTCTTTTTCAGAGTTATCTCTAGAAGTTAAAGTGGAAGAACATATTAGATATGTGATTGAATACTGCAATAGAGAAGATTACCCTAGTGAACTCAATTATGTAGTTGCTATGAGAGTTCTAGGCGATTTATTAGGCTCTAAATTCTCTAGTATAGCCGATAGTTCAGATGATGAAAAAGTAGTAAAACAAGTATCAGAAGGTAGCACAACAGTTACCTTCTCTGATGCTGGTGAAAAAGTATCTCTTGATTTGATAAAAAGCTATAAAGGGTATGGGGCTGAAACAATTATTAAGTTCAGAAAAATAAGGTGGAGAAGATGAAGTTAAATCTAAGTAGCGTAAGAAAGGCTTTAGAATTATTGTATGAAGATAAATGTGATATATATGAATACATATCCGTAAAAGATGAAGTAACAAAGAGAAATAAAAGCGAACCAGTTTTAGCGTATTCTCAAATACCTTGTAATCTCGAATATGTTCAAAGCCCTATTACAATCCAAAAAGAAGCAGGAAACATTGAACAAAAGATAAAGCTATTTATTTCACCGAATATCAAAATTAAGCCTAATTCTAAAATTGTAGTTACTCAAAATGGAGTTACTAGAGAATACAAAAATGCTTCTGTACCTGCGGTATATTCTAATCATCAAGAGATAGAACTAGAGCTTACTAAGGAGCGTGCGTAATGGCAAAGCTTGGAGATATGAGTAGCTTTAAAAAGCAGTTTGAACAGTTTAACGAAAAGGTACAAAAGCTTGATGATAAACAAATAGACGTTCTAATAAGAAGCGTATCAAGAAAGATAGCAAGTAGAGTACTATACTATGCAATTAAAGGAACTCCAAGAGACACAGGACATCTAATACGTGGTTGGGGTGGAGGAGTTGAAGCCTCACCTTCTTCCATAGCTAAAAACCTAGCCATAACTGAAAAAGCAGGAGAGTATGTAATAACTGTAAAAAACATGGTTGAATATGCTTCTTATGTTGAGTATGGACATAGAACAAGAGGCGGCAAAGGATGGATAGATGGACAATTTATGCTTAAAATTGCAGTAGATAAGGTTAAAAATAAATCAGCTACATATATTCAAAAAGAAGTTGAAAGAGAACTAAAGAAGGTGTTTAAATGATATCTAAATTAATAGATGCCGTATCAATACAGCTAGATAGCTACTTTGAAGAGATAACAATTTATGCAGATGAGAATAAACAAGACTTTGACGAGCCTTGTTTTTTTATTTCACTAATTCATTCAATGAAAAATAGGATGTTAGGAGGTAGACAAGAAAGGTCATATCCGCTTGATATTAAATACTTTGATGAAAATGCGACTATATCAGAATTAAATGAAATAGGCGATTATCTGTATGAAGCACTAGATTTACTAGATGTAGAAGGAAAATTAATAAGAGGACTAGATATGGAGTACAAAATCGTTGATAATATACTTCATTTTTTTGTAACCTATCCTGCAGTACTTGAGTACGAAAGCGGAAGAATAGATAAGATGCAAGACTTGAAAAATGGAATAGGAGTTGATGTAAATGGCAGAAACTAAAGAAATAAAAAAAACTGCTAGAGAGCTTAGCAAGTTTGAAAAAGGACGAATAATTAGGGCTAATAAATACGTAAGATATATAGATATTTTAGAGATAATTCTTGATGATGATAAAATGTACAGCTTTGCTGACGTTGACAAAGAATTGGAGAAAGCTTTGAAAAAGGAGGTTAAATAATGGCTATAGGTGGAGGAAAGTTTAATGAAATGAACAAGCCACTTGCAGGAGCATATATAAATAATGTTAGTGCAGCAAGGAACTTAAATGGTTTTGGGATAAATGGAATTTCTGTAATAGCAATAGACCATAACTATGGGAATAAGGGAGAATTGCTTGAAATTGAATCGAGCAACTTTGCAGATAAATGCAAAAGTGTACTTGGTTATGATTTATGGGACAACAAATTAAAAGGCCTTAGAGAACTAATTTCTAATTCTATCAAAACTTACATATACATCCTTTCAGAAAATGTAAAAGCTGAAAATGATATTGCCAAAGCTAAGTTTGGTGGAACTAGAGGAAATGATATAAGTATTAAAATATCTCCAAATATAAATGATGAAACTAAAAAAGAAGTCATTACTATGGTTGATAATGTTATGGTTGACAAGCAAATTGTTAAAGCAGCAGATGAGCTGGAAGATAATAAATATATTGAATTTAAAAAAGATGCAACACTGACTGATACTGTAAAGATATCTCTAGCAGGTGGAGCTGATGGAACAGTTACTCTAGCAGACCATCAGGAATTTTTAAATAAAATTGAAACACTTACCTTTAATGCACTTTGTTGTACAGCCACAGATGAAACTCTACAAAATCTATACGTCGCATATACAAAAAGGATGAGAGATAGTGTAGGGCTTAAATTCGCAACAATTATGAAGAGAATACCTAAGGTTACTTATGACTATGAGGGAATTGTGACAGTACTTAATGATGTAGTAGGTGGGATTGGCAGTGAGCTTACTTATTTCACAACTGCACTGTATGCAAATGCAGAGCTTGGTAAATCTAATTTAAATAAAAAGTACAATGGAGAGTTTGAAATAATAGCTGATTACACTCAGCTTGAATTAGCTGACTTTATTACAGAAGGTAAGTTTGTATATCACAGAGTGGGAGATGAGTTTAGAGTGTTAGAAGATATTAATTCTCTAGTTACTTTCACTGAGGAAAAAGGTAGTGACTTTAAAGAAAATCAAGTTATAAGAGTGCTTGATAGCTTAGCCACTGCAGATGCAAATATATTTAACACAATGTATCTAGGCAAAGTGAATATTGATACTGCAGGAATTGAAAGTTACTCGAATCAGATACTTTCTATAAGAGAGGCTTTTTTACAAAATGGAGCTTTGTCAGATTTTGATAAAGAAAAAATAGTTGTAGAAAAAGTCGAAGGAGAAGGTATTAGAGGAGCGATAAAAGTAAGTAGTGCAGTTACTCCAGCAGAATGCTTTAGACAAGTTTATCTGACTAATGTTGTAAGATAGGAGGTAGAATATGGATAATATAAAGAAGATGAATCAAGTTACAGAAGCCGTGGCAGGCTCACAAGGTCAGGCTTTTGTTGAGATAGAAGGAAGAAGATATGTAATGGCTTCACTTAAAAAGTTTGAAGCTAAGTTTAAGACAGAGATAGAAAAGTTAGGGATACTTGGTAAAAGTGGTAAACAGCCAAGACCAGCAGGCTGGGAAGGTACTTGGGAAGCAACACTATACTATAACCAATCAACACTAAGAAAGCTTGCCTTACAGTATGCAAATACTGGTATGCTACCATCATTTACAATACAGATAGTTAATGATGACCCAATGAGTTCATCAACTATTGGAAGAAAATCATATACATTTTTAGATTGTTTCTTTGAAGAGATGACAATGGCAATGTTAGATGTAGATAGTGCAGCACTAGAAGAAGAAATATCAGGTAGTTTTGGTGGGATAAAAGACAACGAAGACCACAAAGATATGACTACAGCTTAAATAATATAAATAAGGGAGAGTAAATATATGAGTAAATTTCAAGGATTTTTAAAAGAAAATGCAGAAAGAAGAGATAAGAAAGAATTAATTATAAGTGATAGGTTTAAAAATGAGGAAGGCAAAGCCGAAGTTTTTGTAATTAAACCAATAAAATTAAGTAGGATAGCAGAACTAAGAAATGAAAATACTACAGTTGATAAAAATGGAAATGAGAAGGTAAATGAAGTAGATGTACAGCTTGACTTAATAGCTGAAAGTGTTGTAAGTCCTGATTTTAAAGACGTTGGACTGCAAGAGAGCTATGGTGTGTTAGGCGAAAAAGAACTGATAAATGAAATGTTATTGATAGGCGAAATAGAGCTCCTTACAAATGAAATAAATGCATTTAATGGGATGAAAGGTTTTAGATCTCAAGTTGATGAAGTAAAAAACTAATAATAGATGGTGACAGTGATGCTTTAATAGCACATTATTGTTTACAGAAACTAAAGATGTTGCCATCTGAAATATTTAAGATATTAAAAGAGCGCGGAAAAGAGTATATTTTCTTATGCGCTAGTGCAGAACTCCAATCAGAAAGAGAAGAAAGAGATAGAAAAGAGGCAGAAAGAAAAATGAAGTAAGTAATTTGACATAATAAAAAGAGTATGATATATTTTGAGTATATAAACTACGATTATGATAGTGTACATGAATATCACATGGACGCAAAAAAGGGAAGAGTTCGCGGCTCTTCCCTTTCTTGTTATCTGTTTTTCTTACGAAAATAATCTAGCATAAGACCCACAATAACTGGGCAGATAATATTAACTAATATTATGATAGTTAAACTGTACATGTATATCACCTCCTTTCGGAGTGTACCTGAATATTATATCATAGATGAAGTGAATTACTACAATTCATTAACAAAAAACAGTTTTCCTATATTAATATGATACAATGAAGTTGAAATTATATTAATATTAGGAGGATTTATATATGAAAAAGATTATATCATTATGTTTAGGTGCGATGATATTTGCGACAAGCATATCTATCTCTAGTGCAAGTGACCTAAATGTAACAAGAATAGCAGGTGGCGACAGATACGAAACTGCTGTGCTCGCAAATAAAAAGTATATGAATAAAGCTGATGGGAATCTAGCTGTTATTGCAAGTGGACAAGACTTTAAAACTGCTTTATATGGTAGTTATATGGCTTCTGCACTTAAAGTGCCATTCTATGTATTACCTAAGAATGATGGTGTATCTAAAGCAGTATTAAGTGAGCTTGATAGCCTTAGTATTAAAAGAGTTTATGTAATGGGCGACAAGGGTGTATTAAGTGCTAAGGTTGATAATACTTTGAAGGCTAGAGGGATTGGGGTTGAGAGGATACATGATAAAGTCGATAACTATAAAAATAAAGTTTACATATGCGACTATGTAGATGGAATTTTATTTAATGCTTTCTTTCCAAACGACATTGCTAGAGGGGACAATATTGGAATTTTGATAAATGATAATAAATTCCCTGATTTGTTATCATCTGTTTCGTTTTCAAGTGATTTAATGAGAACGCATGGATATGGAGTATTTTCAAGTAATGTTCTTTCTGAAAGACAGGAGGGTTTAGAATATTTTTCTCCACAAGCATATATAATAGGTGGATATGATTCAGTTTCAAATAAATTTACAACAGAGCAACCACTGGGTGATGGAACTTACAGAGGAGATAATAGAATATATGGTTCAGACAGATATAAAACAGCAGTAGAAATAGCAAAAGCATATAAACCAGTATTAAATAAAGACATCAAAACAATAGTTCTTGTAAATGGAAAAGACTATCCTGATGCTTTATCATCAAGCCTAGTAGCAACAATGAATAATGGAGCAGTGTTACTTACTCAACCTGAAAAACTAAATGCTGATACAAGGGAATATATAAAAAATAATGATATAAGAAATGTAATAATCGTTGGTGGTACTAATTCAGTATCTAAAACAGTTGAAAATGAATTAAGAAATTTAAAATAGAAAAACTAAGCATCTACAAGTGTAGGTGCTTTTTTAATGCAAATAAAAGAAGAAAGGAGGTAATTTATGGCAGGAATTAGCGCACCAATAACACTACAAGATAATATGAGTAGACCACTAGCTAATATAACTAGAGCGTCAAATATTGCGACTAAATCAGTATTTGGACTAAGTAATGCAGTGAATTCTAATGTAAATACATCACATTTTAGTTCTATGAGTTCTTCGATAGATGGAATGAACAGTGGAATAGTGTCTATGACAGGTAATATTCAAAAGGCAACTAATGAACAAAATGAACATAAAAATAGTATAAATGGTTCTGATAATGCTATGGGCAAGTTAGTTGGAAAAGCTAAGCAATTAGTAGGTGTATATCTTAGTCTACAAGGTCTTAAAAAGGCTATTGATGTTGGGGATGAAGTGTCTAATACAATTGCTAGAATGGATATGGTAGCAGGTAAAACAGGCTCATCAGAAGATTTATTTAATAAATCATATCAAGCTGCAAATAGAGCAAGAGTTTCTGTAACTGACTTAGGTGGTGCAGTTTCTAAGCTAGGACTTCTTGCAGGAGATAAGTTTAAAAACGATAACGAGATAGTCGCCTTTGCTGAAACCTTAAATAAATCTTTTACAGTATCGGGAACAGGAATGCAAGAAAAAGCAGCTGCAATGCATCAGATTTCACAAGCTTTTGCATCAGGAAGACTACAAGGGGATGAATTTGTATCAGTATTAGAAAATGCTCCTATGTTTGCCAATGCACTTAAAAAAGAGTTAAACGGAATAGACATGAAAAAAGCAAGTGCAGAAGGTCTTATTACAACAGATGTCATGAAAAGAGCTGTCATTAGTATGACTGAAGAAGTTAATAAACGTCTAGAGAGTATGCCACGAACCTTTGGAACAAATATGACCATTATGAAAAATAATGCAATTATGGGATTTATGCCAGCATTTAAGGCACTTTCAGGGCTTTGGAACTCTAAACCAGTAAAGGATTTTGTAGATAATTCAAGAGCTATGTTTGAACAGCTAGGTGTAGTTGTTGCAGGTGTAATAAACACTATAACTACAGGAATAGGACTTATTGGTTCGGTATTTGATTCTATTGGTGTAGATATATCAGCCATTTTACCAATATTACTTGCTGTAGGATTGGCTTTTGGAGCATTAAAACTTACAATGACAGCAGTGGCGGTAACTAAGGGAATTTTAACTGCAATGACAACGGCTTATGCAACAGCAAATGCAGGAGCAACGATGAGTATTTGGGCGATGACTACAGCACTGTTTTCATCTCCTTTATTTTGGATAGGTGCAGTACTCATTGGAGTTGCAGTTGCAATGTATCAATTAAGAAACGATACATCTGATTTCGCTGAGGGAGTTAGAATACTTGGCGTGGCATTATTTACTGCAGTAGGGATACTAGGAGTGTATAAACTTGCTGTATGGGCGATTGCAGGAGCCAAAGCTTTATGGGCAGGAGCTACAGCTCTACTTACTACAGCACAAATTGGATTAAACTCAGCTTTATTAGCTTGTCCAATTGTATGGATAATACTTGCAATAATGGCTGTTGTAGCAGGAGTTATACTCTTAGTTCAACATATTTCTTCAATGGCAGGTCATACTATGACTGCAGTTGGAGCAATGGGTGCTATATTTGGTTTTTTAGCTACCTTTGTTATAAATGTTATAGGGAGTATATGGAATAATTTTGCTTCTTTAGTTGAATTTTTAGTAAATGTATGGAAACATCCCAAAATAGCTATACAGAATTTTATTTTAAATATAGCAAAAAACTTTTTGGGACTAGCAAGGAGCGTTACATCATCATGCGATGGAATAGCTACAAATATTGCTAACGCTTTTATAAGTGGTGCAAATATGGCTATCAAAGCAGTCAACTGGATAATTGATGCACTTAATAAAATACCAGGTGTAAATCTCAATAAAGCATCAGAGATAGGAAAGATAACCTCTATTACAAGCTCAATAAAAAAAGCTGAAGATGGGCTCGAAAAAATGATAAAAAATAATACTCCTGATGATTATTGGACAGCTCCAAAATTTAAGGCAACTAATTTACTTGATGGCGCAAAAGCAGGAGAACAATTTGCAGATGGACTAGTTAAAAAAGCTAAAGAAATGTTTGGAGGCTCAAAAGATAAAGACAAAGAAAAAGGAATAGAGAATTTATTAAAAGAGCAACAAAATCCAATCGGTGGAGCAGGTGGAAAAGGTGCTGGAGGAGCAGGAAAAAATCCTCTAAAAGGAATAGAGTCAAATACAAAAAGAACGGCTGATAATACAGAAAACTCTAAACTTGATGTTAGGCATCTTAGAGATATTGCTGAACGTCAGACTATTAATAGATTTACAACAGCTACAATTCAAGTAGAAAACAATATAACATCAACTGATCCTACACGTAATATAGATGGGATAGTAGATGCTATAACAGAGAGAATAACAGAAGATTTAAATATACAGACAGACGGAGTTTATTAGGAGGTGGGTGTATAAATGTATTTTTTCTTTATAGACGGATATAAACTCCCTATCACTCCGTCTAAACTTAACGTAAAGATAGGGAATAACAATAAAACCATAGAACTTGCCAATGGCGGAGACATTAATTTAATAAAATGTGCAAAATTAACAGAATATAGTTTCTCTTTTTTACTGCCATTTAGAAAATATAGCTACAGTACAAATGGAGCAATGCCAAGAGAGATACTAGAAGCTTTAAAGAAAATAAAGCAAGAAAAAAGAATAGTAGAATTTGAAGTACATAGAAAAATGGGCAATGAAACTAGATTTTCTACTTATGAAAAGGTGAGTATAGAAGATTATGAAATAGTTGAGGATGCAGATAATAACTCTGATATAACAGTTGACATAACGCTAAAAGAATTTAGACCATACAAGACAATCCACTTGATTGATCCAAAGAAAAAAAGAGAGGAAAATAATGGTGGAAAAGATGAAAAGAAAAAGGCAGAGAGTGTACCTTGCCATAAACAGCTTGAAATAATAGGTGAAGGCTTAGGAATTAGACAAATGGCTGGTGTTTGGGACGGCAATCCTCAAATAGATAAATTTGTAAAAGGTGAAAAGCCATTTGCATATGCTGAATTTATGGTTGATAAAACACCTTGGTATAAAGTAAAACACTCAAAGCTTAAAGGCGGTTGGGGTTGGATAAGTGGAAATCCAGCATATACAAAAGTATTAAAGAATTTAACTAAGGCAGAATTTGATAAAAGAGAGTTTGATTTAAACTATAGTATTGATACAAAGCTACATAGTTATTCTGATGCAAGAGCTGGCACGCAGAGTGCTAATCCAAATATTAAGTATTAGGAGGTGAATCATGACAGCAGAAAATAAAGATATACATTCGTATAACTGTGATGTACATATTACTCATAAAGAAGAAACCTACATTGTAAATGCTCTTAGCGGACTTGAAATTGCATGGGAGAGAAAAGGTGTTGCAGGAAAGTGTACATTCTCAATAGCTCAAGAGGATGACGGAAAGATTGAATTTGAAGAAGGTGACGCAGTTAGAGTTAGGATATCTAAAACGTGGATGTTTTTTGGTTTTATATTTACAAAAAATAGAAGTGCTGATGGAATCGTCAAATACACTTGCTATGACCAATTAAGATATTTAAAAACTAAAGATAGTGTAGGCTTTACAAACAACACAGTAGGCGAAATTGTAAAGATGATAGCTAATGATAGAAGGCTTAATGTAGGAGTTATAAGAGATAGCAACTATAAAATACCATCTCTTGTAAAAGAAAATGGAAGTATGTTTGATGTAATAATGCAAGCAATAGAAATGACAACGCAAGAAACTGGAGAAATATTTATTCTTTATGATAGATTTGGCAAATTAACTCTTTGCCCACTAGAGCATATGTTTAGAAATGTTGTTATAAATAGTTCTAGCATAACAGATTTTGACTATGAAAGCACGATTGATAAACAGACTTACAACTCGATAATACTTGAATATAAGAGTGGCACAACAGGGATGACAGTTCGTGATCCAAAGAAAGATGAAGATAGTATTGCTAAATGGGGATTGTTAGAACTTGTAGAGAAAACCAACAATGGTTGGAATTCACTTAAACAAAAGAGCGATTTACTAAATCACTATAATTCAAAAACCAAAACTTTAAAAATAAAAGGTGCAATGGGAGCAGTTGAGGTAGTAGCAGGTGCAGTAATTGTTGTATCTCTTGATTTAGGTGACATGGTGGTAGACATGAATATGGTTGTTGATGCTGTAACTCACAGAGTTGAGGATGGACTTTATTCAATGGACTTAGAATTAATCGGTGGTGAATTTGTTTCGACTCGTGGTGTGCAAGGTGAAAGCAAACAAGGTAATGATGGAACTGAAACACCTGATAGCTTTGCAGCTAAGGAAAAGAGAGAAACCGCGGCAAAAGACTGGGGTCATGGAGTTACTGAAGAGATGCTCAACAAAGTACTTAATGGTTATTTAAGTGGACATGGGTCATATTACTTAAAATGCGGAAATGCTTTTGGAGTCAATCCAATGTTGGCGGCTCTTATAACTAAAAAAGAGTGTACCGAGGGTGGAACTATTAATAGTTATTCTGCAAGAGTTAGAAATAACTTTGGTGGTATAACTGGAGATCCTGATTATCCTAATATGGGTAAATTTGCAAAATACCCTAGCAAAGAAATAGGTATAGAGAGATTGTTTAGACTACTTGGAGTGGTTTATATATATCAAAAAGGAAGAAAAAGCATATCATCAATTGTATATCCTTGGGCACCTCCTAAGCAAAATAACACAGCGCAATATATCAGAGAACTAAAGGAATGGTATAAAAAATATACAGGAGTAGAATGGAGAGATTCTTTAATCGGCTCAGGAGTATCAAGCTTTGCAGAAGGCAAAAGCAGAATGTATACAGTGATAAGCAATCCTAATTACAACAATTCTACAAGTAGTGGCGGGGCTATACCTCCACATGTGGAAGAAGCTAGAAAGCACGTTGGAAAAAGCTATTCGCAAATGAGTAAACTAGGAAGAATGACATCAGGGCTATGGTGTGCTGATTTTACAGCATTTTGCATGAAAAAGGCAGGGAATATGCCTGTTCCTGATACATCAAGTACAAGGTCAATGTTTTCTAGTTTTCAAAGTAAAGGGAAGGCAAAACATTTAGATGCGGCGAGAAACTACATCCCAAAATCAGGCGATATAATATTTTTTTACAATGGATCTGGTCGCGCAGGGTCACTTAGGATAGACCATGTTGGAATAGTTGAAAGAGTAGACGGAACTAAGATAACTACTATAGAAGGCAATTCAGGGGCTAAACTTAACGTTGCAAGGCATACTTACTATGTAGGACAGTCTAAAATAACAGGATATGGAATTATGTAGGAGGTGATAAAATGGCAAGCATCACTAATGCAATAAAAAAAGCAGTAGTTCCCTTATTAGAAAACTATGACTTTGCAGACTACAGAATAGGCGAGGTTGTAAACACGTCACCTATAGAAATAAAAATAACTGAAAAGCTGACACTTAAGCCAGTTCAACTTTTTATGCTAGAGAGTGCAGTAGGAGAGTTCCCAGTCACTGTAGATGGTAAAAGTGGAAAGGCTAAACACTCTCTTAAAAAAGGTGATATTGTAGCCCTTGGGATGTTTCAAGGCGGACAACAATATTTAGTTTTTGGAAAGGTGAAGAAATTATGATACCAAAAACTGGGATTACACAAGAGCAATTTGAATCATTAATAGATAACAACGAGAAAAATAAATATCAAAATAAAGACTTTAAATTAAGAGATGATAATACAATAGGTGGTTATGTTGATGGCATAGAAGCAGTCAAACAAGCCATTTTTTTTATACTCCAAACTGAAAGATACAGCTCACATACAATGAGTGACGATGTAGGGATTGAACTATATGACCTATATGGAAAAGATCCTGCGCTAATTGAATCTACTCTAGTGCGTTTAATCAGAGAATGTATATTAGCAGACGATAGAATTGAGTCAATTGAAGACATGAATTTAAAAAGAGTTAAGCGTGGAGTATATGAGTTTTCAGCAACTGTTATATCAAATATTGGAGAAGTTGCAGTTAAAGAGGAGGTGAATATTATAGATGATAAATAGCGAATATTCTTTTGATGGAATAATGGATAGAATGTTATCAAATATTGATGATAGTTTTGATAAAAGAGAAACTAGCCTAATATATCAATCCACTGCAATGATTGTGCCTGAACTGCTCTCACTCAACTCTGAAATTGATATGATGAATGAGGAAATATTCCCAGACACTTGTAGTTATAACAATTTAGTGAGTTTTTGTAGAGATAGAAAGATATATCCAAAAGAGGCTACGCAAGGTTATGTGATAGGGGAATTTAATAGAGATATTGAAATAGGCACGAGATTTAACTGTGATACTAGAAACTTTAGAGTGATTGAAAATTTAGATGAATACGAAGAAATAGAGGAAACAGAACAAAAAGAAATATATAAATACCACCTTATAGCAGAAGAGACAGGACATATTGAAGTAATAGGAGAGATGACACCGATTGAAGATATAGGTGGTTTAAAGTTTGCTAGAATAGTAAAAGTTGTAAAAGATGGTAGAGAACAAGAAACACTAGAAGATTTAAGATTTAGATATATCGAAAGTTTAAACTATCAAGCCTTTGGAGGTAATAGAGCAGATTACAGAGAAAAGATACTAGAATTTGACAACATTGGCGGAGTTAGAACATTTAGAAGAACTGTAGATGGTGAACACGTTGAAATTGTAGTACTTGATAATACATTTAAAAAAGCAGATGACGATATGGTTTTGGCAATACAAGAAGCTATTGATCCTACTGGGGATGGTGAAGGTGTTGGACTTGCCCCAATAGGTCATAAAGTAAAAGTATATCCAGTAGGAAAAGAGATTGTAAATATAAATACAAAGATAGATATAAAAGATAATGCAGATTTGCTAGAAGACGTGAGAGAATCTATAGAAGAATACCTACAAGAGTTAAGAATGGAGTGGGGCGATAATGAAGAAAACTTAGTTGTTAGAATATCTAAGATAGAAAATAAGATACTTTCAATTAATGGAGTGATAGATGTGTCAGGAACTACAATTAACGGGATAGAGAAAAACTATACCGTTGATAAAAGAAGTATACCGATATTAGGAGATGTTAAATATGATAACTACAAGTAGCGAGTATAATCCAACATCAATAATATACCCTCCAAAAGTATATTCTAATATATCTGAATTTCAAGCACTCTCTGTAGCTTATGACAAGGAATGTAGGCTTATTATGAAAAGGCTTGAAAGCATTTATAAAAATAGATTTTTCTTTAGCCTAGATGAAGCAGGTTGCTCAAGGTGGGAAAAGATGATGAAAATAAAAGTAAACTCATCTTATACACTTGATGATAGACGTTTTACAATATCAACTAAATATACTGGCTCACGTCCTTATACAGAAAAAAGAGTAAGAAAGCTACTTGAAGACCTTGTAGGGAGTGATAATTATACTTTTAATATAGACTATATTAAAAAACACGCAGTATGTAAAATCAATCTAGGCGTAAAGCACCAATTAGCAGCAGTAGTAGATTTAATGGAAAATATATTGCCACTCAATATTACATATGATGCAATATTACTTTATAACACGCACGAAATATTGGCGCAGTTTACACATGAACAATTATCACACTTTACTCACGAAGAACTAAGAGAAATGCCAGTAGAAAAGATGAAAGAGAGGTTGGGTATATGAAATTAACGAGACCTAAAAAGACAGATGCTTACAATATTGATGAATATAATAAAAATTTAGATGAAATAGAAAACGGAATAAACGATACAACAAAGGTTAAGGATATAATAGGCAATCTAGAAGAAATTGAAATAGAAGATATAGAGAAAAAGACCGTATCAGCTTATTTGTCTTATATTTGGGACAAGCTAAAAAATATTGAGTTAACAGACTTAAAAATAACAGTAACTACCTGGTTAGAAGGTGTCGACACACCACTATCAACAGTATTAAAAGAAATAAGTGACGGATTGGCTAGTCTTTTCAAAGAAGTTAGAGCGTTAAAAATAGAAGTAACAGGAGAATCGAATTTATTAAAAATCAATAATACAAACTTTGCTACATCTTTAGGGGAAGATATAGAAACTATAAGAAAAGAGGTGAAGTAATTGAGTATAAAAGAAGAAAGAAAAATATACGATAAGTTACTTGAAAAGTTTAAAACCATATTTTCTGAAATTAAAAAATTAATTGAATCTGAGACAGGAGAAAATATAGATTCTTTAAAGGAAGTATCTGGTATATTAAGTGATAAATATATAAAAAGTGGTGGTTTTGTCGAGAACGTAGAAGATCCTTCCGTACTAGGTCAAACATCTAGCTATATAGGGTCAGTAACCGATGGAGAAAAAATATATATGTTAGGAATGTATACCAAAACATATGATGGAGCGTCTATTGGATATTATTATAAAGTTTACGAATATAATACCATAACTAATACTTGGAGCTTAAAAAACAACTTATCTTACAGAAGAGAGGGGGGTGGAATCGGTATTGCTGACAATATAATATATTATGTAGGTACAGATACCCCTTACGATAAATATTCAACGTATTCTAGTTTTTATATATGTTCGCTAAATTTATCTACAGGTGAAAATAGAAAAATATTATACATAAATGAAAGTGATGCTAAAAATGGAATGACATTAGGGGGTAAAACACGAATGCATTATCACAATGGAAAGTTAAAATGGCTAAGTGGTTATGCACGTACTCTTGTTGAGTTTGATTTAAAAACAGAAACTATTAACTATAAAAACATCAATCCACCATATACATATAAATATGATGATGGATATACTTATGAGAGTGAAGGGTTAGGAGAGTACCATTATATTATACGTCGCCCAACAAAAGGTTATGGAACGACTGATATATATGAATATTCTTATAGTACTGGCTCATTTAGAAAATTAAAGTCTATAAGCTCTAACGATACTACTGAAAAAAAATACAGATATACGCATATGACTATTAGGGAAGAAAAAATTGTGTTTATGGGTAGATATGCAATGATTTATGATCCAGCTAAAGATATCTTTATTGAAAAAAACGTGGAAGCAAACAAAAAAGATGAAGAAACAGGAACATTGATAGCAGTAGGACGTGTGCTATATAGATTTAGCGAAAATGGAGATTATGCAAGAAATGATAGAGTGGCATTAAAGTACTACATATAACTACAAGGAGGAACTAAATGAGTGATATTATAATATGGAATAAGATTGAAAAACTAAAAGATTTAGACAAAGAGATGTGGTTTAAATCATATCCTATTGCAAAAGAGAAGACTTTAGTTTTGATAAATAATTCAGAAGTGGTATTTATTGAAGATTTAAAAGTAGAAGGATTTACAGGATCTACAGATATTGAAATAGTAGAAAATTATTTAAAAGATAGAGAAGAAAAACAGAAACAGCAGCAGGAACAAGCCGAAAAAGAAAAAGAGAAAGAACAGCAGAAAGAAGTGGAAATAGAAAGAAAAATAGAAGAACTTGAAACTCAATATTCTCTTGCCATTGTTGAATTAACAGAGCAGATTGAAAAGTTGAAAGCAGGCAAATAATGAAGAATTTAATTTTTAAAATTAGGTTCTTTTTTTATTGTATAAAAGTGATTTTGAAAGGAGGTGAAAAAGATATGGCAATGTGTTATGTAACTTGTATCGTCAAAGAATTAAGAAAATACTCTGACGTTCCAAATTGGCTTAAGCCACAGGTAAAAGAATTACTTATAGGGATGGAATTAGAAATATTAGTAACAGAGTAGTAAAATGATGACCTTCATATTTCGATTATGAGCAAGGCTAACTACACTTAGTATTAACATAAAAATACAGGCTCTTAAAATTGATTTATGAAGGTTGTTAAATGTTGGAATTTCAATGGTTTCAGAGGGTGAGGAATCGCCCTTTAATAATATAAAAGAAGGTGATTATTTGAATGAACAAGATATATTGTTTGTCATAATAAAAGGTGTGGTGCCGTTGATAATTGCAGTTATGACAATTGCAAAGCCGATTATGACTTTAAATAGAACAATGGAAAAATTGATAATAAAAGTTGATGTTTTGACTGATGAAAATAGAACACAAGATGAAAGAATATCAAAACATGGTGTTCAAATTGATGATGGTATTTTAAAGTTAGAAAATCATGAACATAGAATTAACTCGGTAGAAAAAGATATAGAAAAATTAAAAGGAGAGTAGATTATGATAGATTTTATTAAATATATAGATATGGGAACATTGGTATTTTGCTTAGTAGTTGGTTTTATGATAAAAAATATATTACCAATCAACAATAAATATATACCTTTAATATTGGGGATAATAGGAGCTGTAGCTTGCTCTGTAATATCTAAAGATATAAGTATAGATATAATTACTATGGGTGCTATAAGTGGATTAGCTAGTACCGGACTACACCAGACATTTAGACAATTTATTGATAATCCAACTAATAAAACAATTAAATTTGACCAAGCATTATACGAAAAAAATATAGCTGAAAACTCATTTGAAGAAGATGGAGGATTATCTGAAGAAGATAAGAAGATGTTAGATAGTATGAAAGGATAGATAATATGAATGGTTTAAGAGTTAAAGGCGTTCCAATATATGATTTCCCTGTTCCTAGTTGGAACAAGGGAAAGAAACAGACCTACGCAATGGCACCTAAAAAGATAGTAGTACATAATACTTATAATAAAGCTACAGCAAAGGCAGAAAGCTCTTATATGGTAGGGAATAGTAACTGGACAAGCTTTCATTCTGTTGTAGATGACGTTGCAATTTATGAGAATGTACCATTTAATCGTAATACATGGCACTGTGGTGCTACATATGGCAATAGAAATTATATAGGTATTGAGATAGCAAAGTCTACTGGAAATGCTTTAGAGTTTGCAAAAGCTGAAAGAAATGCAG